TTATATGCCGGATGATTATAAATACATTTTCTAGCTTCTTCTAGTGAATTAAACACTCCTAAACGTTCATTGCAGTACCACACATTAAATTTTACATTTTTCATTATGTATCCTCCTTTTTGTTATTATAATGCTTTCCATTGTGTCCACTATCATAAGATAATGGACACTAGCAAAGCATTATAATAATTGTAAAATTTGCTTTAATACTGGAGCACCGCCATTGTCGGCTATTCTTGTGTTAATGTAGTGGAATTTGTTAATTAATTTTCCTATTTCATGCTCCGTATATTCCACTAATTGCATTAGCGTTTCTATATGGTTGCTGTCAAAATAATCGTGTTCTCTGTAATAGTCCAACATGTCTGAGATATGTGTTTTTAAAAAGCTATGTACCATTTCCTGTGCATCTTGTGTGAATTGTTCTTTTTCCATTTCTTCAAATTCAAATTTGTTATAAAATTTGTGGTTGATTAGTTCACCATTAAGTTTGAACATTAAGCAAGCAGTTTCTGGAATTAATTTAATTTGAATCATCATAATACACTCCTTTAATATAATTATTTTTGTTTCCCACCTCAGAAGGTTTTCACCTTCTGAACGCTTGCGGCTTAAGGGACTTTTTATACTCGCCGCAACGAGTTATGCATAAACGTTTTCGACTATTTCATTGAACATATCAGCAAATTTATTATAAAATTCCTCTCTACCTTCTGGTGTGATGTCTTCACCTTTTGTGTTATATAATTTTGCTTGTTTTCTCCATGTATTAATAGCGTATAGTGCATTCTCTTTTGCTTTTCTGTTTTTTCTTATTTCTTCTGCGCAAGCTTTAAAGCCTAAATCTTCGATTAAGTCAGCAATCAACATTTTTGTTTTCTTTTTTGTTTTTGGAGTACTTATAATTGTATAAGTTTTTAGTAACTGTAATTGTGATAAGTAAATTTGATATTTATTCATTTTGAACACTCCTTTTATAATTTCTTTAAAAGTAATAATTTATTTAGAGTTATTGGCTTGCCATCATCAGGTAGCAAGTTGCCATCTTGCTACGACAAGGGAATTTGTTCCCTTGTTTCGGCTTAACTTGCTGTTTTAATTTGTTTACATTCATTAACAATTTTCGCTATCCATTCTGCTACTTCATCCGAATATTTCAGAAAATCTTTAATTGTTTTTATAATCATGCCGTCAGTGTCGATATCCACTAAAAGCCCGTAATCTCTATAAAATTCTTTGCCAGTGATAATGTTATTTTCTACTTTAAAAACATGTGTTTCCTCATAAATAGGATCTAGATAGCCATTTGCAACTTTTTCAATGTCTTTTGTAAATAATGTTGTGCATAAGTGAAGTTTGCTCCCTAATTCTTTGTTATAAGTAAATGTTTTTTCACATACCATCATTACTCCGTATTTTAATTTATTTACTTTAATCATTTCGTTTCCTCCTTTTAGATATGTAATAAAAGCCAAACAACAACCTACAAACGTCTTGGCGTGACCGTTACATGTATTATGGCGCTGCTCCCTCTTTCGAGATCTTCGCCAGCTCCGCTCGGTTTGTTGGTTTTTGTTTAGTTTTTATTTGCTTATCTGTTTATCATTATATCATCGTTTTATCTTGGTGTCAATGAGTATTTTTATAATTTATTTAGATTGTTGTTTATGTTTGCCTTATCTGATTATAATTATAGAGGTGATTAGGTGATATGTCAATAGTTTTTTATAATTTTGTTGGATTTTTTGAGATCAAAGCAATAAAAAATGACTAGCGGTTAGCTAGTCTTTAAATAATCCTTCATTGCAATATATGCTATTGCGTCAGCATCTTGCAGGTTTTCACCTGCTTCTATGCATTCACGATACACAATATCTGAAGCCTCCTTCATTGTCATTCCTGCTTTGATCGCTTCCGCAAAGATTTCCAGCGCTTTTCCGTGTGTCATTTTTAAAAATCCCCCTTCATCATTTTATAAACTTCGTCCTTCTCATCGTCCGACATATCATATATAGATGTTATGCCTTCCTCCTTCATGTATTGATATATTTTATATATTTTCTGATCGGTCTCAAGAAAACTGAGCAGAACTTCTTTTTCATGTCGCTTTGGTTTAGCCATGAAAACCAAGTCAAAAAACTGTAAAACGTCTAATTCATGCAATTCATTTGCATATGCAAGTTTGACTATTTCTAATTTTTCCGCAAACGAAAGTTTTTTATAAATTACTTCTGCTTGCTTGCGGCTGATAAAGTTTTTCCCTTCATAATAGCGACAAACCGATTGAATAAATTGATCGTTATGATATTTGACAGCTTCATAAATTGCTTTAGCTTTAACTTGAGCAACGAACATGCGAAATTTTTCTTTTTCAGCTTTTGCGCGTTCAATTTCTGGCAACACGATGCGCTTCCAACATTCTTTTCCGTATGGTTGATTATTCCAGAAAATCGGTTTTTCAATTGGACGATGACAAGCAATACATTTCATTATTAATTTTCCTCCTTAATTAATATTCTTCTTACTTATATTATATGTTTGCGTCACTTAAATATCAATACTTTTTTATAATTTAGTTAAAAAATAAAATGACTTTCGGCGTTTTTTTGCCGAAAGTCACGAATGACGAAACGGACGCTTTGCGGACGTTGAGTCATGAGGGAAATAAGAAAGAGTAGCGGAAGGTGCTACTCTATGGAATAAAGTTGTCACCATCTTTTCGCAAATATATAGATTCGCTCTTATAATTAGGAAAGTAAAGTGACAACTTTTATAATTTACTTTAATTATCATTTTTTATTAATGTATCTGTAAGCTTTTTAGTATTATGTATATAATCTTCATCTTTTCTAATATATATTAACCATTGTTTATTATTATCATTGTATTGAGTAATATTTGCTTCTTTTGCTTTTTTATGTCGTTTTCTAGCGTTATTGTTTAATCTGGTGACCACATTTCTATTTAATTCATTTTGGTACTGTTTTCGCTCGTCTATTTTTAGCAATAAATCATTTAAACTTTTCCACTTTCTTAAAATTCCATCATGATTGCATATGATTTCATATGATTTGTAATAATACGCAATATTTGTTTTATGAAACAAGATTTCTTTTACTTCATCAAAAAATTGTTCTGCTATTCCTTTTCTGTATAAATCTGCTTTGGAATCACACTGATATTTATTAAGTATCCATTCTTCTATTTGTAAAATTAATTTTATTTCTTGGTCGGTTGCTTTTCTATGTATAATTCCTTTAATGTATGGGCTTGTTGGAGTGTATATTTCTTCTTTTTCTCCATAATCGTTCATTTTTATTTCTTTATACATTTGTATTTCTCCATATTCATTATAATTTATATCTGTATCTATAAAGCATACTGTTATAGCTCTTGACCAAAATATTAAAGATTGATTTTCTAATTTGTTTAATGCTCTTTCGAGATTTCTTGTAAGTGTATCATCTGTAGTATCGTAAAACTCATCAATATGTATTTTTGGTATGCCTGTAAAATCGGAAAGTTTGAAGCGTTTGTTCCGATAATATATGTAATCTTCATTGATCATTTTAAGTTCTTTTAATAGCATATTTTTAGATAGAAAAACATTTCCTTTTCCATTATGTTGGACTAATAAGTCAAGTATGAGTTTTTCTATTAGGTTTATGTATGGTGTTTCGTTGTGTCCCTCTTTTCGTTTGTCTTGTTTTGGTTTAGGCGTTTTGAATATTTCAGTAATAATAAATTTATTGCCTTCTTTTTTATAAGTGAAATATCTTTCCCAGTCTTTTAGTTGTAATTGTTTAGATTTACCTGTTTTGATCGGCTCATCTAGAATGCTACAAAGTTCTTTATAATTTTTATATGTTTCACCTACTCTAATTTTAGATAAATTCATTTAATCACTCCTTTATGTCGGTTATCGTTTATTGTTTTTATATTGTGTCAATAAGTGAGATAGTTCCGGCGTTTGTTTGTAGAGTGAGAATAATTTGTTGGTTTTTGGATCACGAGCTACAGTGATATAGTGCAAGCCGTTTTGTTCGAGATAATCAGAAACTCGTTTGTT